AGGGTTCTCAAAGTATTTGAAGATTTTCTCTCAAATATTTGAATTAATAAATAATTTTAGATTAATCATAAGGAAATTAAAGGGGTAAACTCAAATGTCAGATATGCTAAACGAAAAGTTTGAGGAGTTTGTTGCTAAGCAAGATATCATTTTGGAAGCTGGCGATCCAATGCCAACCGTTTCCGCGTCTGTGATCCCTGGTGCTGGCAGCGATCCTTCTCAGGTTTCTGACGCACAGACTGCTAAAGCTGGCGGAAAGGATCCTATGCCAACCGTTCAACCATCAGTAGCTCCTGGTCAAAAGGCAGCAACAGATCTTGGCGGTTCATCTTCTGGTCCACTTCATGACAACGATGAAGATGGCGAAGAAAATCCTGGAGCAAAAGCAGCAGCGCCTATCTCTCAGATTTCAGGTGATCCTCAACTTTCTTCTAAGAAAGATGCTGGTGATCAAGGAACTCAACCAACCGTTGGTGTTGAGGTTGCCTATGGAACTAAGATGGGTGGAGCAGTTACTTACCCAATCAAGCCTTCATTTGAAGATCTTGATGTTTCCGATGATATCAATGCCCTCCTTGAGGGAACAGAACTCTCAGAAGAGTTTGCCGATAAAGCAAAGACAATCTTTGAAGCTGCTGTAAAGGCAAAAATTTCTGAAGAGTACGACAGACTTGTAGAGCACTTTGCTAACGAACTTGACAAGCAGGTAGAGACTGCCAAAGCAGAACTATCTGAAGAAGTTAACGGCACTGTGAACTACGCCATTGGTCAGTGGATGGAAGAGAACCAAGTCGCCATTGACCGTGGTATCAGAAATGAGATTACTGAAGACTTCATCGCAGGTCTTAAGAATCTCTTTGAAGAGCACTATATCTCTATTCCTGATGAAAAAGTTGAAGTAGTAGAAGGTATGGTTGATCAGATTCGTGAGATGGAAGAGCGCCTGGACGAACAGGTTAAGGCGAACGTGAAATTACAAAACCGCCTGAATGAGGCTGCCAAAATCAATATTCTGTCCGTTGTGTCAGAAGGTCTCGCAGACACTCAGAAGGAAAAACTCGCCGCACTTGCTGAGGGCATTGAATTTGTTTCAGAAGAAGATTTCTCCAAGAAAGTGAAGACTATCAAGGAGTCATATTTCAAAGAAACAATCACAATTCCTAGTGATGCTGCTGACGAAACCCCAGTAGAAGGTCAAGAGGTAACTCCAGTAATGGCAGCATATCTCCAAGCACTTAACCGCTGGTCATAATAATAAATCCAAATTTCTTTCCGGAGCAAACAAATGTTTAACGCTAAAGCTCTAACAGAAAAGTGGTCACCTGTTCTAGGTCACGAAGGCGCTGGTGCCATCAAAGACAACTATAGAAAGGCTGTTACCGCTGTTCTCTTAGAAAATACAGAAAAGTCACTACGCGAAGAGCGTGGTATGATGACTGAAACCATCAACAGTGCTGGTGCCATTGGAACCAACGCACTTTCAGGTTCAGGTCTCGACACCAAAACTGGTGGTCTCGCAGGTTTCGATCCTGTCATGATCTCCCTAATCCGCAGAGCAATGCCTAACCTCGTTGCTTATGACATCTGCGGTGTTCAACCAATGACCGGTCCTACTGGACTAATCTTCGCAATGAAGTCACACTATCAGGCTGAGAACGACGCTAGCCTCCGTGCTGGTCGTGAAGCTCTCTACAACGAGCCAGATAGCAACTTCTCTGCTTCTTCAAGAGGTCCTGCTGATTACGACAACGATCCACTCGGAACCGATGACGTATATCCTCTTGGCGACGGTGGTACTACCGATGCTAACCCAGGTCTTCTAAACGATACAACTGGTGGTGGTACAACTGCTGGTAACTATGAGCGTGGCACAACTGCTATGGCTCGCAACGTTGCTGAAACTCTTGGTTCTGGAGCAACTCTCTTCAACGAGATGACCTTCAGCATCGAGAAGACTGCCGTTACTGCTAAGACCAGAGCACTCAAGGCAGAGTACACTCTTGAGCTAGCACAAGACCTTAAGGCAATCCATGGTCTTGACGCTGAGCAAGAGCTTGCTAACCTTCTCTCCAGCGAGATCCTTGCTGAAATCAACCGTGAGGTTGTACGTACTGTATACACCATTGCTAAGAGCGGTGCTCAGAACAATGTTGCTAACGCAGGCGTATTTGACCTTGATGTTGACAGCAACGGTCGTTGGTCGGTTGAGAAGTTCAAGGGTCTTATGTTCCAAGTTGAGCGCGATGCTAACGCTATTGCTCAGCAAACTCGTAGAGGAAAGGGCAACTTCATCATCACTTCTGCTGACGTTGCTTCTGCTCTCGCAATGAGCGGAACTCTTGACTACACCTCTGGTCTATCCGGAGCTGGTGGTCCTCAGATCGGTGAAGTAGATGACACCGGTAACCTCCTTGTCGGAACCATGAACGGCAGAATTAAGGTCTACGTTGATCCTTATTCGGCAAACGTTTCCAACACTCACTACTATGTTGTTGGTTACAAGGGTTCTTCTCCATATGACGCAGGACTATTCTACTGCCCATATGTTCCCCTCCAGATGCTACGCAGCATTGACCCTGACACCTTCCAGCCAAAGATTGGCTTCAAGACCCGTTACGGTATGGTTGCTAACCCATTCGTCGTTCAGTCGAATGGCACTCCAGATGCTGAAGCTCTAACCGCAAACCGCAACCAGTACTACAGAAGAGTACGTGTTGCTAACCTAATGTGAGTTAATTCACACATTAATACTGGGGACCCCGAGAGGGGTCCCTTTTTTATTAAATAGATTTAGCGTTCAATAATCTCCAATGTCAAGAGGTCGCCTGTCTAAGGTTGATATTCAAAGCAAAATTTATAAGTTAAAAACATCTCTACATAACAATGAAATATGCTTTAATTGCTCAGAAGATAAAAAAGCAGGAGCACAATGGGTTCTAAATGAACTCTTAGATTTTATAAACGAATATCACTCTTAAAATGGAATTTGATCAACTATACGAACAAATCATAAAAATCAAAAACGATGTACTAATGGAAGAACCTTGTCCATTGTATGAACCAGAATGGGAAGATGCTTGTGAGGTGCCTTTATTTGAAAGAATAAATATGGTATAGCTTGGGAAGTTGACATGTCTGCTAAATGGTATAAGGAGCAACCTACGAACAGGAATTTTTTAAATCCTATTGGTTATCTCCTAAAGTTGGAAAAATTTGAAGGAACTGATTTCTTTTGTCAAAGAGCAAACGTTCCCGACATTAATATGCCAACGATTGAATATTCAACACGCTTTCGCAATCTACCAATTATTCCTGGTGGTGGTGTAAACTTTGGAGATTTTACTGTACAATTTATTGTTGATGAAGATCTGAAGAATTACTATTCAATTCACAAGTGGATGCGTCAAAACGGTAGAGCAGATGATGATGCCGACACTCCACCAGAAGAAGAATACAGCAATGCTCAATTACACATTGTAACTTCTGCCTACAATCCAGCATTTATTGTATCGTTTGAAAATATTTTTCCTGTGTCATTGTCTGGTCTTGAATTCAATGCTACAATGACAGATGTGGATTATATCACAGCTGAAGTTACATTCAAGCATCAGCGATTTTTCATCTTGAACAAAAATATGAAACCCTTATGAATTTTGAAAATCTTCGTAATAAATTTGAAAAATTAAGAGAAGAATGGGCAGAAGATAGCGCAGTAGATTTCCAGTTCAAGAACAAACAGTATACCACAGATCTTGGGCAACTTGCGTTAGACATCCCTTTTCAACATAATAAATACTTAAACCATTACACTGACATTTCTCAGATCAAAACTTCGTTAGAGTTTGAGATCCGAAAGTTGGTTAAAGAGAAACGTGAGTATTATTCTGGTGAGGCAGACGCAAAGACTTACGCCTCTAAACCATTCGGGTCAAGCATAAAGACTTCAGAAAAAATGAAAACTTATCTTGAGGCAGACGATGATATTGTTAACCTTGAGGCAAAGATCAAATACTTAGACCAGATGCTTTACTGGTTAGATCAAGTCATGCGTCAAATTTCCAATAGAGGTTTTCAGATCAAGAGTGCCATTGAGTGGGAAAAGTTTATCAATGGACAATAATGACCCTCCTATCTGTAAAGAAGAAGAACGAAGTATACGTTACTATCCAATCCGCAGAGCCTCATGTTCACATGGAGCTCTCGGATTATTTTACATTTGAAGTTCCTGAAGCAAAGTTTTTAAAGAAGAACCCACGTTACAAATACTGGGATGGAACTATTCGTTTGTATTCTCCTGGAACTGGTGAACTGTATGGTGGTCTGATGAAGCACCTTCAGGTGTGGGCGGAAGAACGTCAGTACACAATACAGTATGAAAAGAATGATTGGTATGGTGATGTAACAGAAACAAATGATTTTGTTTCTATTGCTGGTATCAAGACTTTCATGGACAAAATTACCAGAGATGGAATTAAACCAAGGGAGTATCAATACACTGCTGTTTATGAAGCGATTAAGAATAATCGTAAATTACTTCTTTCTCCTACTGGATCTGGGAAGTCTTTGATGATCTATGCCCTCGTCAGATACTATACTGCTACCGACAAGCAAACGTTGATCATCGTCCCTACTACGTCCCTCGTAGAACAGATGGTCAATGACTTTAAGGATTACGGTTGGAATGCGGATGATTATGTTCATAAGATTTACTCTGGTAAAGATAAGAATACTGATAAACCCATTATCATTTCAACTTGGCAATCAATCTATAAGTTTCCTAAAAGATACTTTGATGATTTTGATTGTGTGATTGGGGATGAAGCTCATCTATTCAAATCTAAATCACTCACTGGTATTATGACAAAACTTCATAATGCGAAATATAGATTTGGTTTTACTGGAACCCTTGATGGCAGTAAAACACACAAGTGGGTTTTGGAAGGTTTGTTTGGTGATTGTGAGCGTGTGACAAAGACTGATGATCTGATCAAGTCGGGTTATCTATCTAAATTTAGGATTAAAGTGTTGCTTTGTAAACATGCTCCGCAATACTTTGAAAGCTATCATGATGAAATTGATTATCTTGTATCGCACAAGGGAAGAAATAATCTGATTAAAAATCTTGTAAAAGATATTGAAGGTAATACGCTTGTGCTATTCAACTATATTGAGAAACACGGTGAACCACTTTTTGATTTAATAAATAAGACAGTTGATCCGTCACGAAAAATATTTTTTGTCCACGGCGGAACAGATGTAGAGGATAGAGAGCAAGTCAGACAAATTACCGAGAATGAAAATAATGCTGTAATTATTGCTTCATACGGAACTTTCTCTACTGGTATTAACATCAAAAGATTACACAATATTATTTTTGCTTCTCCAAGCAAATCAAGAATTAGAAACCTTCAATCAATTGGTAGGGTTTTACGAAAAGGAGAAGGAAAAGACATGGCAACATTATATGATATTGCTGATGATATTGGTGGACAAAATTATACTCTTAAACACCTCAACGAACGAGTTAATATTTACAATGAAGAAAACTTTAAGTATGAGGTAATCAAAGTAAATCTACGCGCAAATTAAATATGGAAGAAGAATTTTATGCGACTATTAAATTAGTATCTGGCGAAGAAATTATTTCAAAAGTTTGTTATATGCCAGAAGAAGATAAACTTTTATTAGATAGACCACTGTTAGTAGAAACAGCTAAACAAAAGAAAGGGCAGTTAGAAGTTACTGGATTTGTTCTTAAAGAATGGGTATCAGCAACTTTTGACCAGATGTTTGTGGTTCGTAGAGATCACATTCTTACAATGTCTGAAATTGAAGAAACAATTTTAGAATTTTACGAAAAGAGCCTAAACAGATTTGAAAGTGGAAAAAGTTTTGTTAACGGAGCTAACAAACTCCCCCGTAAATCTGGATATCTCGGATCAATAAAGGAAATGAAAAAATCCTTAGAAGATATCTATAAGAAAAGTTAAAAGCTTTAATTCCCTTGAACCCTTGACAGAGTTATTGTACTGGGTTTCTGAGGTTGTGTCAAGCCCCCCTTTACAATTGACCATCGTAATGCTATACTTGATACAGATAATGTGAGAAAACCGTGATCACAGCAGTAATGACCAAGAAAAAAACAGAGAACTACGTTAACAATAAGGAGTTTCTTGCCGCGATATCTGAATATCGTCGGAAGGTTATTGCTGCCAAGGAAGCAGGGAAACCTCGCCCCAGAGTAACAAATTACTTAGGGGAATGCTTTCTTAAGATTGCCACTCACTTATCTTATAAACCAAACTTTGTCAATTACATGTTCCGCGAGGATATGATTTGCGACGGAATTGAAAATTGTTTACAGTACATTGATAATTTTGATCCAGAGAAATCAGCCAATCCGTTTGCTTATTTTACTCAGATTATCTACTATGCTTTTCTCCGTCGTATTCAAAAGGAGAAAAAGCAGCTTGAAATTAAAGGAAAAATTCTTGAAAGATCAGGATATGATGAAGTCATGCATACCGATACATTTGATGGTACAATGACTGGTATGAACGCATCTTATTCTGATATGGGAACGATCAAAGAAAGCATTGAAACCAGAATGAACCGATGAAAGATTTTGAATTGGACTTGGCAACAATCCGTAAGTTAAGAGAATTAAATCCAAACAAAATCAGAATGGTCTTCAAAATTATTAGAACTCATTATGAAAGTAGCACTAATCACTGATCAACACCTTGATGGTCGCAAAGGATCTTTATCATTCTGGAATTATTTTCAGAGGTTTTATGATGAGGTGTTCTTTCCTACTCTAAAGAAGAAAGGTGTTACTCATGTATTTGATCTTGGTGACACTTTTGACAATCGTAAGTCAATGGACTTCAATACTTTCCATCGTGTCAAGACAAACTATTTTGATAAACTCCAAGGTTATAAAGTACATATGCTTCTTGGCAATCATTGTACTTATTATAAAAATACCAATCGTATCAACTCACCTGAACTCCTACTGGAGCAATATTCAAACATCAGCATTTATGCTTCACCAAAGCATCTTACATTAGGTAGTAAAAAGTTTCTGATGTTGCCTTGGATCAACACAGAGAACCGCGATGAGGTCTTGAAGCTACTTGAAACTTCTGATGCTGATATTTGTTGCGGTCACTTGGAACTTGATGGATTTGAAGTTACACCAGGAATGAAGATGGATCACGGCATGGATCCAAAGTTGTTCCATCGTTTCAATCGTGTCTGGTCTGGGCATTTCCATCACCGCTCTAAGAAAGGAAACATTCAGTATCTTGGCAATCCTTATCAGATGTATTGGAATGATTACAAGGACACCCGTGGATTTCATATTTACGATACTCAAAGTAATAAGCTTGAGTTTATCCCAAACCCGTTTGAGATCTTTGAAAAGATCACCTACGACGATAGTAAAGAAGACTACAACAAACAAGATGTGTCTGATTATAAAGACAAGTACATCAAGATCGTTGTCAACGAAAAGAAAGACTACCAAATGTTTGAAACACTGGTTGATCGTCTTTACAACATAGGTGTTCATGATGTGAAGATCATTGAAAATCTTGTTGGTGAAGACAATCAAGAAGATCTTGATATCTCAACAAAAGACACACTTACGCTTCTCAATGAGTATATTGATGAGGTTGAAATGTCAGTCAGCAAATCAGATCTCAAAAAGTTAATGAGATCTCTATATATTGAAAGTTGTAACGTTGTCTGAAATGTATATTGTAACGTTAGAAAATCATCCTGATGGCGTTTATTCTATCTTTGACGAAGAAGACGATCGCATCATACCAATTTTTCAAGAAGAAGATGATGCCGACAGATACTTATTAATGTTACAAGAAGATCCGGATTACCCCCCGATGCAGATCGTAGAGATTGACGATCATGTTATAATAGGGGCATGTCAAGAGAGAGGACAGAAGTTCTCTATCATAACCCCCGATGATTTTTTGATCCCACCTGATGATTTAGAATGATTATCTTTAAAAAAATTCGCTGGAAAAACTTTTTAAGCACCGGCAACGTCTTTAGTGAAGTTGACCTTACTGGAGCAAAAACAAATCTAATCATCGGTTCTAACGGAGCTGGTAAGAGTACCATTTTGGATGCTCTTACTTTTGCTTTATTTGGAAAACCGTTTCGTAAGATTAACAAACCTCTGTTGGTAAATAGCATCAACGAAAAGGATTGTTTAACTGAAATTGAATTCAGCATTGGCAAGAATGATTACAAGGTAGTTCGTGGGATCAAACCAAATAAGTTTGAGATCTATCACAACGGTCAGTTCTGGAACCAAGAAAGCACAGTTGTAGATCAACAAAAGAACTTTGAAACAAATGTTCTCAAGATGAACTACAAATCTTTTACTCAGATTGTGGTGCTTGGATCCTCAACATTTGTTCCCTTTATGCGTTTGCCTCTGGCACAACGTCGTGAAATCATTGAAGACATTCTTGACATTCAGGTGTTCTCTACCATGAATATTCTTCTCAAGGATAAAGTCAGAGAGAACAATGATGAGATCAAGAACCTTGATTATGAAATTCATCTTCTGGAGGAAAAGATTGAGCTCCAGAAAAACTATATGCTGGAACTGGAGAAGAAGACCAAAGAAGAGATTGACCGCAAACAGAATAAGATTGCTGTATTGTTAGAAGATGAAAACACACAGCACCATGAGATTGCGCGTCTGACTTCTGAAGTTGAAAAACATTCTAAAGAAATGGAAGACCTATCAAATTCTTCTTCCAAGTTAAAGAAATTAAACACCTTTCTCTTCAAAATTCAATCAAAACTTTCATCTTGTCAGAAAGAACATGCCTTCTTCACTGATAATCATGTGTGTCCTACTTGTACTCAAGATCTGAGTGAAGAATTTAGACAGAGTAAAATCACTGAGGGAGAAGGAGAATTAAATAATCTTCAGACTGGCGTTCAAGATCTTTTAGATGCTATCGCAAAAGAAGAGGAACGAGAAAATGAATTCTCACGATTATCAAAAATTATACTTGGCTTCAACTCTTCTATTACTCAGGCGAATTATCAGATTACTTCCATACGAAAAGCAATCAGTGATATAGAAACTGAGATCAAAGAACTGGAAGAAACGAACCCAGACAAGAAAGCAGAGTTTGTCAAACTTGAAGGACTTGTTACAAATAAAAAAGATTTGACCAAGACCTTTGCTGACTACAAGAAAGAACGTGATACACTGTTGGTAGCATCGCAGTTGTTGAAAGACAACGGGATCAAGACAAGGATTATCAAAACCTATCTCCCAGCGATGAACCAATTGATCAATCAATATCTTCAACGTATGGATTTCTATGTGAATTTCACACTGAATGAAAACTTTGAAGAGATCATCAAATCCAGATACCGTGATGTGTTTTCCTATGATAGTTTCAGCGAAGGAGAGAAAGCTAGAATTGATATTGCTCTGTTGCTTACTTGGCGTTCTATTGCTAAACTTAAGAATAGCGTGGATACTAATCTTCTAATCTTAGATGAGATCTTTGATAGTTCTTTGGATCAACAGGGTGGCAGTGATCTTGGATGGATCCTTCGTAACTTTGATGAAAAAACAAATGTTTATGTCATTTCTCACAGAGAACAACTGGAAGGAAAGTTTGACAGAACGCTGACAGCGGTGAAGGAAAA